CGGATACTTCTTGCAGTCCGAAGGGGGTTTTAGCGGCAAGGTCGGTGAGTTGTGCCATTAGTTCGTTGGCTTTTTCCTTGCTTTTGAGCATAGTGCCAAAGGATATTTCGAGCTGCTGAAATTCGGAGCGTACGGCTATCATTTGGCTAATGAAGGATTGCGCGCCTTGCAGGGTGAAATAGGCGGTTGCGCCTTTGAGGAGGGTTTGCCATACATCGGCTTGCTTTTTGCCCTCTTCAACGGCTTTGCGTGTCATTTGCTCGAATTGCTTTTTGATTGCTTCGACTTCTTTTTGTAGCCCTTCGTAATTTGCTTTTACATCAAAGACCAAATTTCCGTCATTAGTTTGCATACGATTTAGTTTTTATAGTGATAATGCGTGATTATGGGTACATCACGCATTATTGGGTGAATTGTTTTATTCCTTTGAGAAAATCGGCATAGGAGGTGCGTGTTTCTGATTTCTGTGGGGCTTTTTTAGTATCCTTATCATAGTCATAAGAGGGGATAACGGCACTATAAAGCATTACATTGGCATAGCTTATTTCTTTTAGCACGTAGTTGAAGGTTAGTCCGTACTGTTTGGCGAATGAGCCTACAAGTCCCCAGATGCTGTCGTTTCGGTCTCCACTTCCTTCGTTGGTTTGGTTATCATCATTCCTTTGAGGGAAGTGGTAATGACGAAAAAAGCGCGTATATCTATTTGCCCTAACACTTTAAAGAAGGTGGCTGATACTTCGGTAATAGGAGTGTTAATGAGTTTTTTTGCCAGCAATTCGCCTTTGGTTACATTCTTCTTTTTGCGCCAAAACTGCCATTTAGGATAGGTAACTATTTGAGTAAAGTCTTTGCCTAATAGGATTACTGATATAGCCCACGCTATATTCTCATATTCTTCGGCATTGTGTATGATTGAGCCTAATATATTCCCCTCACTAATAGTGTCGGTAGGTATTTTGCTGATGTACTTTGAAGCCCTTACGAGGGTAAAAATAGAGGGCGGAGCGACTTGGTACGCTTCGCCCCCAATGGTTACCGTTGTAGGTTCTTCAAGTAGGGTTTGTGCTACTTGCTCTTCCATAGGTTACGCTACTTTTTCGATTGAGAAATATCCCTTACCACCATTGAGGATAGTGATTTCTACATCTACATTGTAGCCACTATCTGCTGTATAGTTGAGCTTACCACTTATTGAGCAGTAAAACATATCAACTTTTTCTGCTCCTGACACTTTTGGAACAATAGAAAAGGAGAACTTCTTGGTAGAGACAAAAGACTTGATGATGAGTTTGTCGCCTGACTCTTCTACATCCCAAATTTCAGAAAGCAATGCCTTGTTAAGGTTTTTAACGGTACATTTTGCTTTCAGGGTAGGTTCGCTTTTCATTTGGTCGATGATTTTACCACCAATGGCTGTCCATTTGAGTTCTTTGCCGTCCTCCGTCTCAAAAGAAAAACTATCTTCTTTGACGATACCTAACGTTTTGAGTACAGTACCCATAGCACCTGCAGCTCCTGGTGCACCAAATTTAAATTCTATTTCGCCCCAAGCGGTGGCGTTATTGTCTACGAATGCCATAATACAATGATTAAATGTTAATGATTAATTGCCTACGGGTGCTACCCGTTAAATGTGTTATATCTGAATTTTACTTTTGCGTTAATGAAAAACTGCTTAATATCCGTGTCCTCAAAGGTTTGTATAAGCTGATGAAGTTGTAACTTGTAATTATGCAAGGCAGTTTTAGCTTCTTCAATGATAGGCATTAAAGCACGCTCAATAGCTTCACAACGTACAAAGTTTTTACTATACTGATTATCGTTATTTTTAACCGCAGGAACAAAAATATTGATGTTAAACATACCTGACTGATACTCGCCATCTAATCCTGTTAGGAATGCTATTACACAATCCTCTTTCTGTGAGTTCAACGGACGCACCCCCAATCTGTATGTCTGACCATTTATAAGGGGATTTATCTTGTCCTTGAAATACTTGTAAACATCGCTTTCTATTTGTGAGGCTGTTTTTTTCATTTTCTATTTGTGATGTTGTTTTTTTCATTACGATAATGCTTTTAGGAGTTTAGGTACTTCTTTTTCGGCTAATAATTCAGCTGATGAAAGTACATTGTAATTGCGTGCTTCTACATAAGCAGCGTACTTCATTCCTGCTACTACTACCAGTACAAATCCTTTTGGATATTGAGATATTACTTTATTGATGAATGTTTCACCCTCTTTTTGTCCGTTACCACCTGACTTGGTGAGCTTAAAACCTCCTTTTTCAATGGGTTTGCCGTCTTTCAAGACAATATACCCAATAGACGAACGGAGGTTGCCCGTTTGGTCCTGATAGCTTCCGTGCTCACGAGCTTCATTGATACACTTTTCACCTACAATACGAAGGATACGAACGATTTTCCCTTCGTATTTGGCTATCTTTTCTTGGAGCATACGCTCTATATCTGCTGTGGTGAATTGTGGTGTTATCATACGAATATACGGCAGTGAAAAAGGTCTTTTGAAAATCGTATTACTTGCTTTTCAAGGCGAATATTCCCCTCTGTATCTACTACTTGCAAGGTTGTACCCGCTTCTATTTTTGGTGTATTTTTAGGGGCATAGACAGTAGCAGTACATTCAAATATTTGTCCGTCTACTTTGCTTATCTTTTGCCCCGCTCCTGCTATCTCATCACGACATACACCTATTTCTTGCCACTCAATAGGGTCGCTTGGATAGATAGGTATGCCATTTTCATCAATAGTAGGGGCTTGCGATGCTTTCACCTTCAATAGGTACGGGTATATTTTCATTTCCTTGCAGTATTTTCAGAATAAATGGGTAATGTCTCTTACAGTGGCTTTTTCCTCTAACAAATTCACCCTACCGAGCTGCTTACAAAGCAAATTGTAAAAGGCAGTAATAGCCGATTTGTCATAAGAGAAAGATAAACCACCTTCAGAAAAGGACACTGGGCGCAATAAGAGTTCAGGAATAAGGTTGTAGAAAAACAGCTTTGTCTTTCTCTCGTTCTCCTCGTTGAACTCATCAGAAAGCCCCAATCCTACTCGTTGCATTTCGGCAACAAGTAGGGTGGTGGGGTATTCCACGTTCCATAGTTTCAGTTTTTCATCTATGTACGCTTGTGCGGTCATCTTAGTACTTCGTTTTGATGATGAGTTTGCGCTTAGAGTCGTTCAATACTGGAGTAGCGAACGCTGTAGCTTTGGTAGATACTGATATAGGGTCTTGATGTCCAAAAGTATTTACCAAAATAAAGCTATCCTTAATAGATTTGCTCATCACATCGGCAAAGTCCATTGTGAACTCGGTGGTAGTGGTGTATTGAGTGCTACCCAACAATGCTGAAGTAGAAAACAATATGTTACCCTCTTCCCAACCATTAGCCACGGTTACTTCTCCATTTTTGCCCTCAAAGCTGATAAAAGACTCCCATACTTTGATAATAGGCAATCCGCGTTCAGCAAGTTCGGAATTAAGTTGCTCCAAACGTACATCAGGCAAAATGGTAGTAGCGTTGATAGGAACGCCTAACACAAAAGCACGTGTGTTTTTGTTCTTCAATACCTGATTGAGAGTGGCACGGCTCATAGTGATAGTAGCATAACTATACCCTTTGCCTTTGGCTTCCTCTTGGTATTTTTCGATTTCCTCTATAGGGTTAGCATCAGCATCCGCCCATTTCTTGAGTGCGTTTTGTGTTTTTACTTTGAAGTCTACCGATACATTCACCACTCCATCATTATTGGTAGCGGTAGTTTTGTATTTACCAGTAGATACAAGTTGTTTAGCCATCCACTCCATACGAGCATTGATACCGTCAATACAAAAACGAGGGTCTTCGTATATCTTATCAATAAGCTGGTTTTTGATACCTGCATTAGTAGGGTTCGCATTTACCGCATAACGGAGTTGCTGAATGGTTAGGAGGTCTTTTTCGTTCAAATCGCGGGCGATTTCTACTTTTGGTATTTCGCCTTTGATGTTTTCCACGAACTCGCGCCCTTTGCGTGGTGCTTTTGAGCCAATAGCCACGATGTCCGCCATTATTTTAGCACCATCAGCCCCTTCGATATTAGAATAGGTAAGATAAGGATTGAACTTCAATGGGAAATATTCGCGATAGCGCAAATCTCCCAAAGGGTACGCTTGAATAATAGCATTCATATTAGCCTGAGAGAACTCGGTAATAATGTTGTTTGCGTTGATATTCATCTGCTTTTAATTTTTAAGTTATTAAATGAATGAGATACGAGGCAAGGCTGTACGCAAGAAAGCCACTCCTGCTTTTTCTTTGTCAGGTAGTGCCTCTTTGCGGGCTGTTCCTGCCATTACGACAGCCACCAAAGGAATATCGTCAATAACCACATCGTGAGCAGTAAGTCCTACAGCTCCTGCGGTATTGGTCTGTGAAAGTGTTTCATTCACAACCTTGAAAGTACCATTAGTATCAGGCATTACGAGCGTGCCTGCGGGGATAACTCCATCGGTAAAGCGTTCCTTAGCAGTAGTAGGGTCTATATACACCCCACCAGGGTAGGTAACATCCAACTGGTCAAACACGACTATTTGGCGACCTGCTTCGTCTGAAATTTGGACTTGTTTCATAAGTGTTTACTGTTTTTTGAAAGTTTCGTTAATATACGCTTGTACATCGGCAGAAACGCCATTGTTGTCTTTTCCTGCTCCTAATACCGAACCTGATAGCGATGATAGTTGCGTATTGGTTTGTGCTTGCAAAAACGCTTGCTCATCGGCTTTTAGTTCGCTGACAAAGGCATTCATTTCTTCATCGTCTTTGAAAGTACGCCCTAAGTGGTGTTTGTAGAATGTTTCTGATACCCCCTGCGTTTTGAGTTGGTTTAGGAAACGTTCTTTAGCACTTTGCTGCTGCTTTTCAGCTTGAAAGGCAGCAATGGTTTCATTTTGTTTTTTTACAGATTCCAAAAGATCCTTTGCCCACTCTGGCACTTCATCAGGTTTAGGATCTGTGGAAGGAGTAGGTGGGTTTTGAGGATTTGGATTAGATTTAGCCCTCATTTCTTCGAGTTCTTTCTCTAATTTTTTGCGAGCCTCCTCTGCCTTTGTAAGGCTGGTACGCCCTTTATCGGCTACTGATTGCAATAGCTTGACTTCTTCCTCTACTCCTTTAACGGCGTTTTCAATTTCCGTATCTTCTTTAACCGCAGCCGCTAATCGAGTAGCGATTGCTTTTAAAATACTTTCCTCTAACCCCAAGTGCGCATACTTGGTTTTGAGGGCTTGTAGGATTTTTTCCATAAGATGTACAATATTTGTTTTTGCAAAAGTAGGGGGTAAAATGCTAAGTAATGTAAGGGGAGTTTGACAATTTTTTGACATTTTGAAGGAGGACGTAAAAGGGGGGTGATAATGTGGTAATTTTGCGGTGTAAACCTTTAATTTTATAGTAAATGGAAATGATTTTTATCAGAAACCTTAAAGGAAATGACAAATTGCTGCACTCTATGTGTGGTAATATTCTTTTTGTCGTCTCCTTCGTAATGGCTTGGCTGTGTTATTCACTATGGTCAGCCTTTGTAATTGCCGTTGGTGTGGTGCTTCTTGTAGGACTTGGTAAAGAGTTGTACGATAAGTACGTAAAAAACACCTTCATTGATTGGTGGGATATAGTGGCGAGCCTTACGCCTTATCCTATTGTGAAACGTATAAACAGGAATGCTAATGGATAAGTTTATAAAGTGGCTGCTGAAAGCCAAAATAAAGATAGCTATATGGGCAACGCCTTTGGTATTGCTTTTCTACTTTGATGAAAGGATACATCTGAGGGATAGGGTGTATTACTTCTTTATTGCTTTCTTCAAGAGCGTGCCATTGCTATTGTTGTATGCCTCTTTTTCGACAGATAGAGAACAAAATGCTATATTTTACGCAAGTATAGGAATGGTATTACTCCTTGATATGTTAGCTGGTGCTTGGTATCACTTTAAAAAGGGAGATTTTGATTTTGTAGACCTTTTTAAAGGAACAATTACTAAGATGTTACTTGTTGCAATAGCTTTTATTTCTCTATCAATATTAAATATACCTTTGAGCAGAACAGATGTAGGTAGAGCGTTTGAGATTACAATACAGATGATTTCGTTATTATACCCAGTGAAAGATATAGTGAAGAATCTTTTTGTTCTTTCAAACGGCAAATTTCCTCCTGAGTTCTTTATGAAAGCACTCTATAACTATGAAAAGAGTGGGAAACTGAGAGAATTTTATGAAAAAGTAAGCAATGGTATTACTCCTAACGAATTAGATAACAATAAAACAGACGAACAATAATGACACCGAAGGATTTTATAAAACAATACAAGCCTTTTGCGCTGGAAACGGAGCGCAAAACGGGAATTTCGCACCTCTTCATTTTGGCGCAAGCGGCGTTGGAAACGGGCTGGGCTAAAAGTGTGCCAGGGAATATGTTTTTTGGCGTAAAAGCTGGAAATGAAACGCCTGCTGAAGAGAAGCAGTTGCTAACCACAACGGAGGTGTTGAATAGTCCTAATATGAAGCATTTGTTTCCACAAGTTATGTCGGTTAAGATGCTTACTAATGGTAAGTGGTTGTATAGGGTGAAGGACTGGTTTAGGAAGTACGACACGCCTGAAGAGTGCTTTACCGACCACGCTCAGTTCTTTTTCAAAAACAAAAGATACGCTAAGGCGTTGTTAGTAAGAAGCGACCCTTACAAGTTTGCTGAGGAGGTAGCGAAGGCGGGGTATGCAACCGCGCCTAACTATGCAGAGAGCCTCAAAGCACTAATTAAAGAAATTGAAAAAGTAAAATAGTTATGTATGAGAAAGATTTTGTATTTACTATTAGCCCTTTTGTTACTAACTGGTTGCAGGAGCAAGAAATCAAGCCGAACCGAGCACAGAGAAGAGCAGCGGAGCGAAAGAAAGGAGGTAAAAGACAGTTCTACACGGGTAGAAAAGTCTCAAAAGGTAAGCACTTTTAACCTTCAGCAATCGCAATCCTATGAAATCACCCTTGAAAGTGATAAGGATAGCGTGGGGAATAGTAAGGAGTTGGTATATTATCGTATCAGGGACGGTGATAATGAGACTATAAGGGTAACAGGTGGAAAGGTGAAGATTACGGCTAAAAATAGCCTTTCTAATAGCCTAATAGAGGCGAAGGCTACTCTTACTAATACGGTTATACAAAGCTCTAAGGAAGAGCGAAGGATAAACGAGTCGATAACGATGGCTTATAAGACAAAAGAAGTGAAAGGAATAGCAATAAAATGGTGGTGGATAGCGGTTGTGCTATTGGTGGTGTGGATAGGTTGGCGGTATAAGTTATTTCGGTTTTAAGAAAGTGAAAGAAAAAAGGCTATTAGCGTGGTGCTGATAGCCTTTTTTGATTGGTGATTAGTTAGCGATTTACTACTCTGATATGCTTTTATCATTAGTGGTTTGACCATTGATAATAGCAGCGCAAACCTCGTGAATGTGCTTGTAGAGTTCAATATCTGAGGGTTGGAAATTGTCGTTTTGGATATTGAAGCCTTGAGTGGTTGCTGTACCCTGAATAGGGGTTGCATATTGGTTGCTATCGCTGGCACGAGTTGCTGAAAAAGCGACTGCTGTAGGGGTAGTATCTTTTTCGTTTTCGTAAAAATAGGTGATAGTAACACCTTGCACGGTTTCTTGTGCTGTTGTACGGGTTGTTTGTTGAATGATTTGCATAATATTGAATTGTTTTTGAGTTTTGAATTATTATCCTGTATATTCTATATTGGTTATTATACCATTGATTATGGTTATTCTGTGGTTACTAATTTCGTGTGTGTTGGTATATCCTTTTTGCCCTTTAACTATTATATCGCCATCTTCAATATTGAGGGCTATATTTTCTTCTCCGTTCATAGCTTTTAGTATAAGGGCTGTACTTTTTTCGCCTCTTTCACTCTCTAACTTCATAGCTGAATGGGTAGTGATACCAAATCCTGACGAACATACATATACAGCAGACTTATCAAATGTTTTAAACACATCAGGGTCATTTATTAGCACTTGTGTTGTGCGACTGTTTTCTCCAAATCCTAATGCTCTTATTAGTCCATCAGACGCTATTTTGAGTCCGTTGGCTTCTAATTTTGTTTCACTTGCACTTTTTATTTCAAAATTCCCTATTTGTCCGCTGGAGGCTTCTACGTGTCCTGATATATGGGCGTTAGTAGCGTATAGAGTGCCGTCTTGAAGTACTCTAAAAGGGGCATTGTTTCTATTTACATAATTACTACCTGCCCAAAAGCGTACATCGTTATTGGCTGCTCCTACACCCGTAATACCTGCTTGAACTCCTAAACTATTACCAACAATCATAGTACCTGTGGCTACTACATTGCCGTCTATTTTTGTGTTGGCAAGGAAGTTTGTTTTACTTACTACATCATCTACTCTTTTATCTGTATTAATGCGATTTTGAGCTTCAGCAGCGATAAGGGCTTCAGCGTTATTGATAGCGTTCTGTAGGTCTGTTTGAATGTCAGCTACTTTGTTTTCAATATCTTCAGGCGCGGGAGACCAATCTTCTGTTTGAGTACCTCTATATATCTTTACATCTTTAATTGTAACATTATTACCTCCTTTGAGAAGCCACACA